GTGGTGCTTGGCGTAGAATCTGACAGTCGTACTCGAAAAGCAAGTTTAGTACCGGCCTTACGTAGTGCGTCTAGTGCAGCGTGCTTGCTAGCAACATAGTTAAGCGTAAATTCTAAAGTCGGAGCATCTGATTGACCAGCAACCTGCGAAGAGGTTGATTGGCCATAAACAGGTACGTTTACAACGTTAGCGGGGGTGCCTACTGCTGGAAATTCACGAACATCTCCAACTGCCAAAGGTGGCGTAGCAGCCAAGGCTTCGACTGCGGTATCATTCGCAGGAAAGACACCACTAGTGAACACTGCTGCAACAGCTGCATCACTTGAAGATGAACTAAGAGCACCTGCAGTAGCGTATGCTAGTGAGGTAAACTTACCAGCGGAAATTTTTGTTAAGTGTGCCATTTAAGACTCCTAATTTATTTAAACGTAAACTTCGCCTGCACCGGTTCCAGTAAAGGAAGCGGGTCCAACGAAATCGCCTTCTACCGTCAAAGAGATAGAAGCTTGGATTGAATCAGTCAAGTTAGTTGTGATTTCGAAAGAGGCGATAGTGCCGAAAAAGTAGAAGTCAGAAAACTCATCATCAACATAAGCTGTAGGCACGCCAAGGTTAGGCGCTGAAGCAGGTGCTAAGTTAGAGGAGTCGGTCATACGTACTCTGAATAACAAACGAGTACCCGCTTTCCGCAAGGCATCTAACTCAGCGTGTTCGCTGGCAACGTAGTTAAGTGAAAACTCAAGGCTTGGAGCATCTGATTGCCCGGCTACCTGTGAAGAGGTTGATTGACCATAAACAGGTACGTTTACGACGTTAGCAGGCGTGCCTACTGAGGGAAATTCTCGTACATTACCTACGTGCTTTACGCCGGTTTCTAATGCTTCACGGACTGGAGTCCCAGCAGTAGAGAGTGTTACGAGTTTCTGGTTAGTGTCAGTGACCATAATGTCAGAGACGTCAGCTAGGGAGGTTACCGTGCTGGTACTAGGAATGAAATCTAAAGAGGTAAATTTACCTGCTGAGATTTTGGATAATTGTGTCATTGATATTCTCCATCAATATTAATATAAGGTAAAGTTAACAGTATAGTCAGCCCTATAAAGAGCAGGGTTTGCCTTGTCAGTACCGATTACGTTTAGAACGCTTGGACCAGTTTGAGTCCCTCTGCTGAAAGTTTGAGTTTCAAGGAGAGAGTCAAGTATATCCGCAATAGCCATCATTCTTTTTGTTCCAGTTCCAGATTCAGGATAGATTTGAATTATAACCTGTCCTTTCACACCAAAATCAGCATAGCCTTGTTGAATACTGTTAGGGAGTATTTCTAACTTAACAAATTCAACAGTTCCAACGGTTACGTTGAAGTTAGAAGGAATAGCTGTAATCTTCGTGGCTTTCCATGCAGCAGTTGCAAAAACTTCCTCTATATCGGCGTGAACATCCGCATACTTACTGTGAGTAGGGGTGGTAGTAACAATAGTTGCCATTTTAAACCTCCGTTACAGTGAGAGTCACCAGTGCGATATCTTTGAGTGACTGAACTATCTTATGCACTTTAGTGCCAATAGTTACAGTATCATAGCTTGTTGGGTCTGGCAAGTCAATTCTTTGAATGTATACTGTCTTAGTTACTACACCAAAGTCTTGTGGATTAGCGCGTCTAATACTTTCTTCTATAATAGCCTTAACGGTTGTAGTAGAAGTGGCAGACGTTACAGTTCCAGTACCAAAAGAATAATTGGTATCTTTGGCAGTAGTTAAGGTAACTTCAGTAGCTAAGTCTCCAACAATTGAGAAAGCAGATTTTACTTGGTCTTGGATTAATTTAGTGAAAGCCATTAAATAGCATCCCACTGTCTCTGGGAACCCCCGTGAGACATATCTGCGTATAATGTTCGGATATACCGAGGGATTATAGATGCGGCTCTAATTGTATCTAGCTTAATAGGTCCAGCCTGCAAGCTTTGAACAGATGCGGAGTCTCCTAAAATACCTTCATTAGAAATAAGATGCATTGCTAGTTCGTAGCAAGACTTTCTTAATAGCTGAATGTCAATTGGTACTGCGTTTTCTTTTTCTGTAGAACTAGGAAAAGCATAGTTAGAATCAAATATTATTGTTCTGTTTCTATTTGCGGCAACAAAGTTTCCGGAGCGGGGCCAACTGAGGCTTGCGCCACTAAATGATACGCTTTGACCACGCCACTTCTCCTGTTCTAGGAGAGTAGTAGCGGTGATAAGAGCTGCCTCCTGCTTGTCCTCATTTAGAGTCCAAGCAGTGGCATCAATACGATCATCAAAGTAATTACCGGCTTCATTTAGGTTTACATATGCGTTAGTGCCTTTTATGAGAGCCATGATAATTCCTTATATTTATACGTGGAAGATTGGGAGAATACCGAGGTTCAAAATGTCAGCTTGACGAGTCCAGCTAGCAGCTGCGCCAAGAGTGGCATTAGTAGCAAAAGCAGTCTGTGTGCCAGCAAAAGTGTAGCCACGTGGGTGCATTACATAGCCCCAACGGTACCAAGCAGTTGTTCGACCAGAACCACTACCTACGCTTTCGTTACGATCCATAGCAACAGGATTAGGAACAGAAACAGGAGCCATGTATACAGAACCGGGCAACATCATGAAAGACGTCTTAGGTGCAGTATTGCCAGAGCCCAAAGCAACGTTAGTAGCAGCAGCAGCGGAAGCAGAGAAGTTTCGTGATACGATAATTCGTACCTGACCGCTCAAAATAGTTTCGAAAGAGATGTTACCATCGGTTACACGCTCGTCGTCAACTAAGTTGGCAACTTTGATGTCGAGGTAAGTTTCAGGGCCTACTACGAGGTAGACAAAAGAAGGAGCGTAGTCGGACCATGCACCCATAGCGCGGATGATGTGTTCTACTCGCTTACCGGGGACAGATTGAGTAACGTCTACCAGTTTGACAAGGTCAGCACCGGTATTAATAAGAGTTTTAGAAGAAGCTACATAGCCGAATGCTTTAGCAGGATCGCCGTCAACAGCGTTGCCAGCCCAAATCTCAGACAAGAGAGTCTTTACTGGAGCAGCAGTAAAAAGAGCATTAGCCTTGGCTAATTCAGAGCCGCGAACACCAGCGAGACAAGAACGCAAAGCTTGGTCTTCGTCTTCTGCACGAGTTTCAGAGAAATCACGAGCGATCTTAGCGAGACCATCTTGCTTAGAAATAACTTCTTGTACCAAGTACTCGTTAGCACCGTGGGTACGAACAGTCTTGATGTAAGTTTCTACGCTAGTGTTGATGTTAGTAGTAGTACCGTAGTTTTCATCTTGGGTAGCAACGTTAACAACAGTAGTTTGCTTGCCTGAGATATCAGGGTTAACGTGCTGTTCACCAGTGGCGTATGCGCCTAAAGGCTTGTAGAATCGGACCTGACCAATGTAGTCTTCGCCATTTGGATTGATAGATGCTTCGCTGCCCATGATCCCGGTAGATACCAGTTTCTTTGCGCGAGTGTAAGCTTCGTCAGTGTAAGCAGAGATTGCTTTGTTGAGTGTGCCGAAATCGGCTGACTTAATTGCCATTTGTATGTTCCTTTGGAATTTATGTTAATTTAAGAGTTGGTGATTAGCTTAGCGCCAATCTTTTCCACCGTCAAGGTGGCCAGCTGCGGCTGCAGCCATTACTTCGTCTAAGCTCATTTCAGACATGGATTTCTTAGCGTCAAAAGCGCCTTGGGTAACAGAGTTAGCCTGCTGCCCTGTTCCTGAAGATTGCTTAGGTTTAAACAAAAAGTCTTTGTCTTCGTCTTTCTTAAAACTATCAGCGAAGTCCTTAATTGAAGCGCCTGTACGATGAACCCATTGGCCGTTTTCGTCTTGTACCAGCTGCCCTACTACATCGCGGTATGCGAATTCAGCGGCTGTATCATTACGAAACTCCATTCCCCTAAGCGCATCACGTACAACGTTATCGCGGGTTAGTTCAGTTACTTGCTTTTCTCTTACTTCTAGCTTTGCAGATAATTCAGCCAAGCGAATGTCGCCTGCTTCCTTGTGCTTGCCTTCTTGTTCGAGACGTGCAATTTCAACTGCCTTCTTCTCTTCTTCGAATTGAACTGCTTTCTTAACAGCATCATCTCGTGATGCGTATGCATCATTCAATTTGCCTTTAATAGCAGCGAGTTCTTCTTCGACTTGAGCTCGAACCATACGAGATAGTTCTTCGGAGGTAGCTTGTGGTGCTTCTGTTTGTTCTTCGTTATTTAAATTTTCTTCAGACATTGTATTATTCCTTGGTCACGGACCGTTGGGTTAATTTGGGTTATGTGGGCAAACATTGCCTACAGTTTTGGTTAGGTTATTAGCAATCCTCTATGGACCTATGCCGTACCAATCCCAACCGGGAGGTATCGGTGCCAATATTTCTTTTGAAGTTAAGGGATTTTTAGGATTAATTAATCCGTCCCGAATTGCCCTCTTTAAAAGGCTCTGGTAGGAAGCTTCTGACAACCCGCGTGCTCTCATAGCCTGCAAAGTTTTCAGCATTGTTTCACCTTCAACAGCATCCGCATAAATCTTTCTAAGAGCGACTTTAGCACGAAGGCTATAACCGATGTTAGTAAAGAAGGCGTCATGTACTGTACCAGTGGCAACATTGTTTTTCCTACCCCATAAATGAAACTGCCTCACGAGTGTGGCATCATTCATATGGTTACCATTCACACCTAACCCTAAACGGGCGGCAATGATAGACACTTTTCCTTGTAAAGAACCATCCGTAGTTGTATCTTCAAAGACATTAGCAACTCTACGTCCCGTTACGGGGTCAGTAAAGTCTATTCTATGTTGTACAGTCGGTCGGTATCTTTGGAAAAGCGTTTTCCCATCTACTGTGACCCAAGGGATATCAACCCGTTCAGACTCAGTGATGTAGATTTTAGCAACGTCCTTCCAGAAGTCAACATATCGTTCGGTGATAGGGGCTATCTCGCCCAGCTTCTCACTCATGATTGATGCTATTTGTTGGAATTGTTTGGGGCCTACTAGACCCGTGCGGACATTGGTTAATTTGTTTACGAAGTCCTCGACGTCAGGATGAGAGTCACGAGCTTGAGCAATCAATCGGTTCCCGATGGGCGCTCCGTTGTTCACAATCTCATTTAACTCAGCCTTTAATTCTCTAAGACTCTTTTCAACAGCGGGAGCATTGGCTCTTTGTGCTGCTTTTATTTTTTCATCAATAGCTTTATTCACACCTCGAATTTCAGCAACACTGATAATAGTGTACTCTTTCTTAGCTAATACTTTAGCAAGTTTGGTTTCAATAGC